ATATGAGGTCGGATCTAATGGTCTAGTGACAGAACACGCTCCTGTTGCTCCATAACCTACTTTAAGTTGAGGAGCGGCAGATAAGGTATTGGGTGATGATGCAAAGAGTTGCCCAGGGTTTATACTAGGAATTGATCCTGCGTATAGGACTCCAGGCACAGCAGTGGCTGGTACTTGCGGCATCACTTTTATGCCTCCAGATACTACTCTGCCCTCTTGTATGAGGGCTTGTAATGATGCTCTGTTGGCATATTGGGATAATTGGCCCCAAGTAGCTGTTCCAGCTCCAGCGGTTGTATAAGAAACACCGGCTTGTATATCAGGAGTTGTGGAAATAGCAAATGAACCGTCAGCGTTAGTGGTAAAAGAGCCTCTAGCGTAAGCGGTACATAAATTTGTTGGAACCATGGTACCCCAACCTAATCGTATAGGAGGGTAATTGAAAGGATTATTGAGTGTGTTGACATAACAACAGGTCATCCTATCGAGGGATGGACGTGATAAATTGGCTCTGTAATTGGTAATACGAGCTATCTGTTGTTGTTTCTTCTTATTATTACGACGTTTCTTATTGCGCAATATTTTACGAAGTTGCTTGGCAGCAAGTAATTTGTTGGTTTGTTGAAGTGTTAAAGGACCAATACGTTTACTTTTACCCATGGCGGAAATGAATAATTGAATGATAATAATTAAATAATTTTTCTTATTTAAGGAAGAGAAAATCTGATGCGGCACCAAACTGCCGCACAGACAAGAACTTCCCGAGCCAATTAGCTCGATTTTTCTTCATTTTTCGAAGATTTGGCCGTCGCGCTAATCTCCGAATTTGTTGTAGTTAATTTCTCGTCTGTCTTGTGTTTATGTTTCCTGTGTTTCTTGCCACAACTATTGGTCTTATGTAACTTGCAATGTTGATCATCATATTTGCATAACTCGTTACTTTGAGTCTTTTTCCCAACTACATTGAAGGTTAAGTTGGTGTTATTTACATAAGGTTGGTTACTGGATGGGGTCTGAATGTCAGGATCATTGTGGAATAAGTTGCAGTTTTGATTGGTACATGTTTTACAATATACACATTGATGCTCGTATGGGCAATTTGGATCCCTACATAATATACCATGATTACATGGAGTTTTAGGTTGTCCGTTTACCATAACAGGCATTTTGCCAAAATGTATACTAGTAGTTGGCATGCACTTGGGAACATTTAAAATACTAGTTCTTCTTGCTATAACTGCTTGCACAAAAGAGTGCAATAAATCATGATCAAATAGTGGTAGCCAAATGTTCATGTAAATTTCCATCCAATGTCCATCGTTGGAGTTGGGATATTGGTCATTTAATTCATACATGGAATAAAAATTAGCAACTTTAGCTTTTGAACTAGCGTCTTTAATTCCAGAATGAAAAAGTTCTGGATGCATAAGTTCATAAGTTTGTATAAGAGTTCCTAATATGGGTGTGTTTCTGTCCATGAGTGAATATCCTGACAATTTCTCTCCTAATTTCTCCAAGGCAGTGACTCCTGGAGGCAATGCTACTGTAATATGCAATTTCTGTAGCTGTCTGGGCAAGTCGCAACAAGAATTGTTGTCTCCGCTCCACACATAAGGGGAATAAAATCGGGATAAAAATGATACTCCTATAGCATCCCGTGGTATTGTCTCAACTTCTAATAATTGACCTACATCACTGGCTGATCGCATGTATATATCAGCGTCAACATCTGACGTGACTCCGTCGTCACCACCATAAATTCCTAGTCTTGCATAAGCTTGCTCAGGCGTTAAAAATACACCGTTTATTTTTGTTCTTCTAAAAGCTACAAAAGCTACAAACGCATTATCCAGTGAATTGTAGTCAGCGGTTTCAGGTGATCCTGATGCTCTAGTGAAATCCGTGCTATAAAATATGCCGAATTTCGTAACGGCTCTTTGGCCGTATTGGCTAAGCAATAATTCCGCTAACTCTGGGTGGTAGTGCTTATCAAATCCTCTTAACACACATATTCTCTCTAGGGATCGTAATATGTTTGAAACTCTCCCGTCAAACCGGGAAAAGTCGGTGTTGTGTATTAGGTTTGCTCCTTTGGCAATTTCTGCCACCCTATTGGCTATAGTTAAAGGAGTTTTACCAAATGCGTACCATGGTTGTTGTCGCATGTGTTCAGCAAATGCATAAGTAAATTGGCTATAACTCAGTTTAGTGATACCTGGTATAGTTGAGATGATTCTGGGATCCTTGACGCCATCATATGATTCAGCTTTCATAAAGCTCTTCACGGGCATGTCAGGGTCCACTAAATCAGTACTACATACCGCATTATTCAAGATGCTTCTCTGAGCTGGCCTATTCTGTTTCTCATACACTACGTCCTGCGATACTGGGTGAAGCGTGTAAGGAGTTTTAAATAGTTGCTCTGCGAATTCTGTTTCATAACGCATCATCTCAGGAGTAAGCTCAATTTTGTCATTCTTGATTTCATTCACCCTGCCGTCGACAGCTCGTTGTTCATTATTTTTGCAGCTGTCTGGGACATAAGGTTCTGAGATCATAGATCCCATGAATGGTACCATTAATGGTTTAGCGTCGGGGTCATAATTCTTAGGATCGAATTGATATCGGTTAATAGATTTGTCCATAGGAGTGACATTGTCCGGGCTATAAT